AGGTCTTTACTCATAGCCAGAAACCTCCTCTACATCTTCTTCACCCAAGCCTTCAAAAAAATAACTAAGGTGCTTATCCGCTTTGTAAGTTAAATAAAATTCTTTTACTGTTCCGTCTTTGTTTAAAACCGCGTTTCCATCTTCGTCAAATTTACAGAAACTAAGTTCTTTTACTGCAACGTATAGTTCTTTTGGTTTACTCATGGCTAGAAACCTCCTCCACTAATTTGTTTTACTTTGTTATAAATTTTCTCAGCAAGTGACATTTCATCCCAATAGAATGAATATTTGCCATGCTCTAAAACGTGGCAAACTTTGCATTGATGTTCTTTCCAACGATCTCCGCTTAAATTTTCATAGATAGAAATTTCTATGCCTGTTTCGTGATAGAGAATTTCTATGCCTTCGCCACCTTCTTCCATATCAAAAGGATGTTGGTCGATTTCCATTGCCTTTCCACAGTCATCGCAAAAATGCTTAATCATTTTTCTTCTTCTCCTTTTTGCTTTCCATGCTGTCTTTTATTGTTTTAAAAACTATTTCTTGATCTTCTTTATCTAAAGACAAAAAATAACCTATGATGTCTGCAACCTTCTCGCTTGTTGTCTTTTCTGTCATTTTTTATTAGTTATTTTGAATGATTTTCTAAAAGCAGTATTGTTTAATAATTTAAGAAGTTCCTCGTTAGTCAAATCTGCAACCTTCTCGTTTGCGTCCTGTTTGTCTATATGATCTTCCCAAATCTTATCTTCTTGACCTTCCTTCAATATTTGTTTTTCAGAATTTTCCCACATCCAAGCATCCCTTGATAGCTTGTTTAAACGTTCTAATACTTCACTTTTAGTGTACCCTCTGTTGATTGAGTCATACCCAAAGGCAATTTCAAACGCCTCTACAATAAATTCTTCGTCAGTCATTAGCTTTTTAAATACGTTTCCTATAGCCATATACTTAATTCCAATTCGTTTATGCTTATTAAATCTTCATCCTTAACAAAATAAGCATGTCTTTGTGTTCCCTGTGGGTCAGACCAATACTTCTTGTTTTTTCCGTCTGCGCCCATAATCCAACCCTTTATATAAAATTCCGGTGCGTCTGCATAAACAAGTAAGTAGGGTCTATCGTCTTTATCTTCATCGTGAATAATCAACCTTTTCTTTGGATGATCTACTGTTCTTACTTGTAGTTTTCCAGAATCGTCTGCTTTATAATTGCCTAAAGCACCAGACCACCAAATACCACCCCACTTAGAAACACAAGCCTCTCCCATAGCACCAATTATGTTTATCGCCCATGCTTGAGAGTCCGTAGGCGCACCATACTTACCCTTCCTTTTGTCTCTAAGGTTTTGAACCATCCTCATTACCCCTAACTGACTTGCTAAAAGCATTTCAGATGGTGTCAGTTCTACCTTTTCCCATTCTCTGTAAATTCCGTCCATGTTCTATCCGCCCATTCAATAGGGTCAATGCCTTGCAAAGACCACCAATTACTTTCGTTTCCGTGTTTATGTAGTTCTTCATGGTGTTTTTGGCACAAAGGAACAGCAAATTGATCGCCTGTTCGTCTAAAACCCCTTGAGCCTTCCATTACATGTGTCATGTGATGTGCCTGTGAAGGCATAAAACACACTAAACAACCATTTTGCCTAACAAGATTTAAGTATCTTTGACTCCTTATCTTGTCAGACCAGTCATTAGAAAGTTTTTTAGAACGGGATGTCATCGTCTTTGAAGTCATCTTTTGATTCTTGCTTTTCTTTCAAAACTTCTTTGAATTTGTTTTCAGACTTAGAATAACCAACCCCTTTAGGTTTTGGGGTTCCTTGATAATAAACCTTTCCGGTCTCCCTAGCCTCTTTCTTCCAAGAATTTGCCTCGTAGTCCTCTCCATTTAAACGTAGTGAAACGTTCAAATCCGGTCTATTGTCGCCTTCTTCTTTCCTTGTGTTTTTGTAAATACGAAGTCTGTGTTCTTCGCCATTGACTTGAAAGAACACAGTCACATCTATTTCGCCACTTGTGTTCTCGTTGTTAGGAAAAATCCTAACGCTATCGGGATATTCTTTATCCATTTTTTTCTCCTTTATGCTCTAAGTTATCTTCTCCGGCACTATCTTGTTGCAGTTTATCTCGCAAAAAACCAAATTCTTGCCTTAATTCTTCATGTAATTCGGGATGCACTTTCTTTAATTGAGCAATCTTTTCTTGGTTCTCCAACCAAAAACCCTCTATTTCTTTCATGGCATCGTCAATCAGACCATTTTCTTCTATTTCTGCCATTTTTTTGCCATCCCTTATCATGCCATTTACAAACTTTCTTGCCTCTTTCTCGGAAGGAATATCAGCTATAGGCACTCCCTTCTTAACTTGAGGTGTTGCGCCCACATGATCTGTGTCCGCTAATTGTCCATCTTCATCTTCATCCGTTGCTAGACAAAGGATTGCGCTAATTCCGTATCTGCGCATGTATGTCAACGCACTACCCATAGCCTGTGCGCCATCACGTTGTGTCCTCAGAGGTAATTCGCACTCAATCCATTGACCAGATGTATGAAGAAGTCTTGTTTTTAATGCACTTCTTCCGTCATGTATCGTTGGTAATTGCACGATTGATAACCCATGTTTTGACGTTATAGGTAGTATTGTTTCTATGATTGTCGCTAAATCAGCGTATGAATAAGAATAGCTTTTCCCATCATGTGTTTTGACAGTTACTTTTTTAGTCTTTGGCAAAACAGGAAACTTTGCCTGTGCATCTGATAATGCTTTTGCTATTTCATTTAGTTCTTTGCTTGTTTTCATAAGTTCTAGCATAACTTCTCCTGTGTGTTCATTTACTTCCACTTTCTTCTCCTAATTGTTTTATTTCATTTTGATATTGGTCACAAAATTGTGCTACGTCACAAAACCTTTGACATTTCGTTGGCTCTCCTTTTCGCACCTCAATAATATAACCCTCTTTTTTCTTTAAAATTTCTTGCGCATCTTCCATAGAATCGCAAACCTTAAATGCTCTTTTTGCCTCTGCGTCTTTTTTAACCGCAAATTTATCCGGACGCATCCATCTTTCTTCCGGAGTACAATCCGGCAATTTTATTGATGCTAATTGGTGCGCCTCTACTTTTTGCCTAACAAATTCTTCTTGTTCCGCAAAAGTCCATAAGTCAATGTCTGTTATGGTCACTTCTGTTTGTGGATAATTTGGATTTCTTTCTGCCTCGAAGGATGAATGATCGCGAATGATATTGACAATTTGTAGGTCTTTGACTTCTTTGCCATTCCTACGCAATAGCCAAGCATAAATGTTAAGCTGTTGCGTATCGCTTTCACGACCATTCATCACAGCGTATGCCTTGCGGGTTTTCCAATCCATAAGGACAATACCATCGGGGTCAATTTTCTGAACATCTACTTGTCCGCTAACAGTCCAACCACATGAGTCGGCAAAGAAACGCTGTTCTACTATATAACCTTTCGTTGTGCCACTTTCTAAAATGTTATGACACGCCCTTCCAAACAAAGACCACACTTGTTTTGAAACATCAACAACGATTTCGTCATCGTGTTGATACTCAAGGAAGGATTGACGAGGTGGTTTTAGTAAACCAGTAGCTGATATGTCTGCCTTACCACGTGTATAAGTGTCGCGCATAACTGCTTTTGCGAACACTTCTGGTAAATTAGTGTCATTAGAATATTTCATACTTACAAATCCTCGATGTTTTAATAATATATATATGTTAATATGTATTGTCAAATAAATTAACAAAACTTTATATGTATATAAAATTTCCCATAAAAAATGCCTAAAACATACAGCCAACAATTTCAAGGAGAATGTGTCTCCAAAGCCAATTCAAGACGCTTAGTTTCAGTAAAGGGCAAACCAAGATTCATAAAATCATCTAAGGCATTAACTTTCGTTAAGGACATACAGGCACAGGCAAAAAAAATAACACCGCTTCTTGAGAAAGACCTAGAAGCGCACATTAAAATCTATTACAGCAGTAGGAGACCGGATTTAGATGCTTCTTTGGTTTTAGATGCTTTAGAGGGCATTTGGTATAAGAACGATAGACAGTTTAAACGTTTGTTCCTAGAGAAGTTTTTGGACAAAAACAATCCAAGAGTCGAGGTTTTTATTAGGGAAATAACAGATTGGAATGAATCGGGATTAGGAACAGGTATTTATGTTTAGATTAAATGCTATTCTAAAAAATCATTAGGTTTTATTTTTTTAGAAATACCTGTTCCCTTTCCCTTTTTTCCAACAAATAGGAGTATCAAAATACGAGGTATTTGACTTTCCAATATTGATTGTAGTATAAATAGGAAAACTTAACAAGTTTTCGGGTAAGACGAGTCGGCTTGTTATTTTAATGGTTAGATTGGGAAGTGGATAAAGCCAAAAGCGATGCCTAAAGACTGAACGCTATCCACCTTAAAGCGTACATTTTTCT